TGGTTATATCTCACAGATTAGTGCATACGCTACCAAACGTGGAGACACAGAGGCAGCATTCTTTGCTATTGATAAGAACAGTGGGGAACTTGCTGTCACTAAAGTACACGACATAGAAATGATAGACGCAAACAAAAGGGTCAACTACCTAAAAGGTGTTATTAAAACTGAAAATCCACCGCCTAGATGTTACAACGATGTACCTGATGGCAAATCAGGCAATCGTAAGTTGGCTATTGGTTGTGTATTCTGCGGCTACAAAGAAAAGTGTTGGGACAATCTACGTGCATTTAAGTATTCAAATGGTGTGCGATACCTAACACAAGTTGCTAAGACACCTGACGTTGAGGAGATATCTCTTTCGTAATGTCAAAAAAGAAGAAACATCAATACAAATCAGAAGCAGAATACCAAGCTGCGGAACAACTACATAAATTTAAAATTAAATTTGAGTATGAGTCGTTCAAAATAGAATACGAATGGCGTGAAGATAAGAAATATATTCCAGACTTTGTGTTACCCAACGGCGTGATGCTTGAAGTCAAGGGTAGGTTTATGCTTGAAGATAGAAAGAAACATTTGTTCATTAAGAAACAACACCCTGAACATGATATTAGATTTGTATTCCAAGCACCTAATAATAAATTACAAAAAGGAGGACGCATGACATACGCTGAATGGTGTGAGCGTTATGGGTTCAGGTGGTGCAAACTATCTGACGGCATCCCAAAGGAATGGCTTGACAATCAATATGAAACCGACTAATATAAATGTAATTACAGACGAGTTTAGACCAGACGTATCGTCACCAGAGAAATCTCTTTTCCTGTGTGTGATACTACAAGCATTACTTGATGCAACAAAACCTGAGTATGCAGGTGAGCCTAAGAATGTTATGATAGAACGTGACAGGGCAAAGGCGTGGTTCTTTGCATCGTATGGTACAACAGCACAGGACTTTGAAGAAGTATGTGACCACGCAGGGGTAGACCCCGAATACATGAGAGACTTTGCTTACAAAGTATTGAAATCAGGAGAGGTAGAATATGTCAGAAAGAGAATCAACGCAGTCCTTGGACATGGTAAATAATCCAACTCACTACAACGCAAAGGGTGTAGAGTGTATAGATGCTATCGAAGCGTCTATGTCTAAGGACGAGTTTAAGGGATACCTAAAGGGTAACGTGATGAAATATATGTGGCGTTACGACTACAAAGGTAAACCTGTGGAAGACTTGAAAAAAGCTGAGTGGTATTTGAAAAAGCTTATTGCTTCTGTAGAAGAGCCATGCTATAATTCGAGTTCTGTTTCGTCAATAGACGACAAAGATTATGTAGATATTGTGAGAGGAAAGATACCACTATGGAAGAAACAAAGATGAACACCGCATTACCAACAGACTACCAAACTTTTATAGCGACTTCACGTTACGCCCGATGGATAGAAGACGAAGGACGCAGGGAGACTTGGGACGAAACAGTTCAAAGATTTATGGATAATATAGTTAATGATGTAGACATCGACACGAAGGACAAGCGTGATATACACGAAGCAATTCTTTCTTTACAGGTGATGCCTAGTATGAGAGCATTGATGACCGCAGGGGCAGCTTCTGAAAGAGATAACACATGTGTATATAACTGTAGCTATCTACCTGTAGACCATCCTCGTGCCTTTGATGAGGCTATGTTCATCCTTCTGTGTGGCACAGGCGTTGGCTTCTCTGTCGAAAGACAGTCCATTCAAAAGCTTCCTACTGTTCCTAAAGACTTACAGGATGTAGAAGATACTATTGTAGTACAGGATAGTAAAGAAGGATGGGCGAGGGGTTTGCGTAAGCTTATCTCCCTACTCTATACAGGGGAAATACCTAAGTGGGACTTAACTAAAATACGTCCTGCAGGTGCGAGGCTAAAGACATTTGGCGGCAGAGCCAGTGGACCAGAACCTCTTAATGATTTGTTTAACTTTGTTATTGGTAAGTTTAAAGGTGCGGCTGGACGTAATCTCAACAGCGTAGAGTGTCACGACATTATGTGTAAGATTGGTGAGGTGGTAGTTGTTGGTGGTGTACGCCGCAGTGCGATGATTAGTTTATCAAACTTATCTGATGACCGTATGCGTCATGCTAAGTCTGGTCAGTGGTGGGAGAACGAAGGTCAACGTGCCTTGTCTAATAACTCTGTTGCATATACTGAGAAGCCTGATATGGAAACTTTCTTGCGTGAGTGGACCGCTCTTGTGGAATCTAAGTCTGGCGAGCGTGGTATCTTTAGTCGTGATGCGGCAGACAAACATGTAGCTCGTAGTGGTAGACGTAAAACTGGTATGGATTGGGGGACTAATCCTTGTAGTGAAATCATCCTGCGTCCTAATCAGTTCTGTAATCTAACAGAAGTCGTGGTTCGTCCCACTGATACAGAGAAGACACTAGCTAATAAGATTAGGCTGGCTACAATATTAGGCACAATTCAATCTACCTATACACATTTACCCTACTTACGTCCTGTATGGCGTAAAAACACTGAAGAAGAAAGGCTGTTGGGCGTAAGCCTGACAGGTATTATGGATAATGAACTTACATCTAGACCATCTGAAAACTTACTGGAGAAGCTTCGTGATACTGCTGTACAGACAAACAGCAAAACTTCTGAGCAACTTGGAATTAATCCATCTGCGTCCATCACCTGCGTCAAGCCTAGTGGCACTGTATCGCAGCTTGTTGATAGTGCCTCTGGCATCCATGCTCGTCATAGTGACTACTATATCCGCACTGTACGGGGTGATAACAAAGACCCTCTCTCGAAATTCTTAACAGATGTAGGCGTTCCATCAGAGGCGTGTGTAATGAAGCCAGATAACACAACTGTCTTCAGCTTCCCTATCAAAGCCCCTGATGGTGCTGTCACTCGTAATAACATGACAGCTATAGAACAGCTTGAACTGTGGAAGACATACGCATTACATTGGTGTGAGCATAAACCATCCGTTACAATTACTGTACGTGATGAGGAGTGGCTTAAGGTAGGGGCGTGGGTATACGATAACTTTGATATATGTTCAGGTGTATCCTTCTTACCCCACACAGATTATGTCTATGCACAAGCACCTTATCAGGACTGTGATGAGAAGACATACCTTGAGGCATTGTCCAAGATGCCCTTGTCTATTGACTGGACACAGCTTGCCTCTTACGAATTAGAAGACAACACCGCAGGTTCACAGACTTTGGCTTGTTCTGGAGACTCCTGTGAGGTTGTGGATATTAATAGTTAAGGAGATTAGATGTTACTAGAAGCACTTACAAAGAAACTAGAAGGAGACATTGCCGTTGCTAGAGCAAACGTGGGAGTGTACTTAAAACAATCTGTAGGTATAGGCGAACACCCTGATATTATAGGGGCTATTGAAGGAGAGATTGAAAAGATTGCATCTGCAGATGAAAAAATAAAAATTATAGAAAATTATTTTGGTTGACATACTAATTTTAATTTAGTATAATTATTGTGGTAGCTGGCTGTGCCTCCTTTCCTCTCTCTCTAGGTCAGCTACCGCTTTATTTTTTTAGGAGAAAGAAATGCAAAGTTGGACACTAACATTTACTACAGAAGAACTTAATGTTATTATGGCAGGTCTGGGAGAGTTGCCAGCTAAAGTATCTATTGATGTTATTAAGAAAATACAAGGCGTAGTACAAACAACAACACCAGAAGATTTGAAATCCATAGATTTACCTGACGATGTTTAACAAGAAACCTACAATCTATATCGGATACGACCCTCGTGACCATCAGGCTTACGAAGTCTTACTATGTTCAATACGAAAGTATTGCGACAAGTTTCCTATCGTGCCTTTAATAGAACCTGCGCTACGTCGTGCGGGATTGTTTCGTAGAACTATTTTTGTAGATGAGAGTAATCCTCGACAAAAGATAGACTACTTTGACAGGAAGCCGTTCAGCACTGACTTTACATTCACAAGATTTTTAGTACCTGCTTTAAATCAATACACAGGTCTTGCATTATTTATGGACTCTGATATGTTTGTACGTGCTGACATCGAACAAATCTTTGACCAGTATGGTGGCAGGAAAGAGTATGCAGTCTCTTGTGTTAAACATAAGTATACTCCTGACGTAGGTAAGAAGATGGACGGAGTTGTCCAGACACAATACCACAGAAAGAACTGGTCTAGCTTTATGTTATTTAACTGTGACCATGAGAAGACAAAACAACTTACAGTTGATGACATAAATTTAAAGACAGGGGGTTGGCTGCACAGGCTGGCTTGGCTAGATGACGATGAGATAGGTTCTATACACGAAGAGTGGAACTGGCTGGACGGACACAGTCCTGCAAACATAGAAGCAAAGAACGTACACTTCACCACAGGTGGTCCTTGGTTTGATAAATGGGAAGCTAAAAGAAAAATAGACGAGGAGTATTCCTTTGAATGGAAACTATTCCAAGATAAAATATATACAGAAAAATTAATGGAGTCACTTGGATGAGTAAATATACTTTTGTAACAGCTTTTAACAAGGAGCATTTTGATTTGTATGCAAAGCAAATGCTAGAGTCAGTTGTAGATAACTGGAATCCAGATGACTTTAGATTGGTCGTGTATTATGATGGCTTTGGTTCTGAGAAACCAGACGCACCAGAGGCAAGCTTTATTGAGTACAGAGACTTAGATAAACTAAAAGCCAGACAAGACTTTATAACTCGCAACAAAGATAAGAACGGACGTTACGCAGAAGCACCTTACAACTATCGAATGGATGCCGTAAGGTTCTGCCATAAAGTGTATGCTTACACCGACCTAGCTTACGAACTTATAGACCAAGAAAATACAGGCTGGTTAGTTTGGTTAGACGCAGACACAATTACGACTACAAAGTTTACAGCAGAGGACGCTGCTAAAATATTACCAGCTGATACTGATGTGGTTCATCTTGGGCGTATTGATATTGACTACAGTGAAACAGGTTTTGTTGGATGGAATATGGATATGCACAACGCAGTGTCTATGCTTGTAGATATTAGAGGTGCGTATGACACAGATGAGGTACTAGCCTATCGTGAATGGACAGACTCTTTTGTATTTGAACGCTTGTTAAATATATACAAAGCACATGGAACTAAAACATACAACCTGTCAGATGGTGTGCGTGGACTAGCAGTCTTTGAAAACTCTGTTCTAAAAGATTACTTTATACATAACAAAGGAAATCTAAAATACGATAAGCCTAAGTTAGATACAGTATCTAAAGATATTCAAGGACCAAAAAGATATAAACAACTAGCAGATATAGTTCGTAGTTATAGTGATGGATTATCTTCTTTTTCTATTGTTGAGACAGGGACTTGGAATGGTGGTAGGGCTATTGAGATGGCTCTAGCTGCTTTCGAGAATGTAAACACTGTGCATTATCGTGGCTTTGATTTGTTTGAAGATGCTACAGAAGAGACAGATAAAATTGAGTTAAACATTAAACAACATAACACATACAATGCAGTTAGTAATAGATTAAGAGAATTTTCTCAGAAGATGAAAGAGAATGGCAAGGGGTTTACATTTACTCTGTATAAAGGCAACACAAAAAGAACTATGGGGTCTCATCAGTTTAATGACGTAGACCTTGCATACATTGATGGTGGTCATTCTTACGATACAGTATCTAGTGATTACAAATATCTTAGACAAGTACCAGTAGTTGTGTTCGATGATTACTATAGCTTTCACGACAAAGAAAAAGAAGTTCCAGAGGAACACTCAGGTATTATTAAAACATTTAAGGAAGCTACAGAAAGAAACAAATACGTGTTACCCTCTGGTGATATGACAGCCTTCGGTTCTCATGTTCATCTAGCAGTGCTTCTTAAAAAGGAAGTAAAAGAATTACCACCAGAACTAATTAGAACTCCGATAATTGTTAAACCTAAAGACTGTGTTTCTAGTGACTACATACGTAGCAACATAAAAGAAAACATACGGCTTATTAGTAACTATGATTTAGTAAAGAAATATAAACCTACAGACGACCACGCAGTTGTTGTATCTGGAGGTGTGATAGATTTCAAAAACTTAAAGCGTGTAAAGAAAAAACACAAAGCAAAAATTTGGTGTGTCAAACATGCACTACCAAAACTTATCGAACAGGATATTATTCCTGATGCTTGTGTTGTGTTAGACCCAAGACCTATTGACGGTATAAGCACACACGGCGTAAAGAGAACTAAACTATTTAAAACAATACCAGAAGAAACTATATTCTATATTGCTTCAATGACAGACCCCTCTGTTACTCGTCACATTATGAGTAAGACAGATAAGATACGTGGCTTTCATGCTTTCACAAATGGTATTCGTGACGAATCAATTAAGGATAAAATAGTTATTGATAAAGAAACTGGCATAGAAAGCGGAGCAGTTCTAATATCTGGTGGCACAGCAGCAGCAACAAGAACAATAGGAATGTTAGACACTTTAGGTTATCACAACATTCACTTATTTGGTTTTGATTGTAGCATACCAAATGTAACAGAGGAAGAAAGAAAACTAAAAGACGAGTCAGGTAATCCAAAGTATATTCATGTAGAAACAGGTGGTAAAAAATTCTTTACAACTGGTGAACTCTTAGCACTTGCCCAAGACTTAGAAAGAATGTGGGAAGAAAAAGACCTTCAGTTAAATATTAAATACTATGGCAAAGATAGCTTAGTAGCTCAGATATGGGAACAGTCGTTCTATAAAAATGAATACACAACCTTTGTGGAGGCGCAATGCCAGAGCTAAAAGAGAAGCAGGAAAAGTTTTGTCAGCATTATGTTGTTAGTCGTAATGCTACTAAATCAGCAGAGGCAGCAGGATATAGTGAACGCTCTGCTTATAATCAAGGATACAACTTACTACAGCGTGAGGACGTTAAGGAAAGAATTAAGGAGTTAGAAGGTGAATTTACTACGGACGTTGATGTCATTGAGGAACTGGAGAAACAATATGAGGCAGCCAAGTCTCAGGGACACGGACAGACTGCGCTTAAAGCACTTGAACTATTGTCAAGAGTTAGGGGTAATAACGCCGAAGATGAAAGCTCAGATGACATTGATTCTCTTGAGGGAGAGATACGAGGAGCGATGCAAGTTATTGGGAAAGAAAAGATTTATGAATTACTTATGGAAACCTTTCCAGAAGATTTTCAGGAAGAGGAATTAGAAGATGAAGATTGAAATTATACTACTAGCCTTATGTCTCGTACCTCTGTGTTGGCTGTTACATGATGTACGTTCATTCAGAAAACAAATACAGGCGTGGATTAATGAAGATAAAAACAAATAAGACTGCATTTGTAACAGGCATCACAGGACAGGATGGGGGCTACCTAGCAGAGCTTTTGCTTGATATGGGATATGATGTACATGCATTACGAAGACGCTCTGCTGGAGCAAATATGAGACGTATAGAGCATATTCTAAATCATCCTAACCTTTATCTACATTATGGAGACTTGACAGACACAGGATGTCTTATGAAGCTGTTCGCAACCTATAAATTTGACGAGGTATATAACTTAGGCGCACAGTCACATGTCCGTGTATCGTTTGATATACCAGAATATACAGCCGATGTTGATGGTTTAGGTACTCTCAGGCTGCTAGAATGTATGCGTACACTAGACATGCTAGAGACAACACGCTTCTATCAAGCATCTACTTCTGAACTATACGGCAAAGTACAAGAAGTTCCACAGACAGAGACAACACCATTCTATCCTCGTTCACCTTATGGTGTTGCTAAGTTGTTTTCTTACTGGACAGTTAGAAATTATCGTGAAGCCTACGGTCTACATGGTTCTAATGGTATCTTATTTAACCATGAATCACCTTGGCGTGGTGATGAGTTTGTTACACAAAAGATTGTTAAAGGCGTAGCAGATGTTATATCAGGAAAGAAAGATAAGATTAGTCTGGGTAACTTAGATGCTCAACGTGATTGGGGACATGCAAAAGATTATGTAGAAGGTATGTATAAAATGGTGCAGCATGAACACGGTGACGATTATGTATTAGCTACAGGTAAGATGCACTCTGTTCGTGAGTTAGTAGAACTATGTTTTAAAAAGATAGACTTTATAAATATACGTTGGGAAGGTGAGGGAGTTGATGAGAAAGGGTATGACCACTACGATAACCTTGTTGTAGATATTAACCCTGAGTTTTACAGACCATCAGAAGTTGACCAACTATTAGGTGATGCCTCAAAAGCAAAGAAGGTGCTTGGATGGAAACCCAAATACACCTTCGAGACTATGATTCAAGAAATGATTGATGCTGTTTAGTAAAAACTAAATCCTCCGTAAAAAGGCATACCACCAAATGAAGGTTGTGTAGGCTCTATTGGCTCTGGTTTAGTATATTCACCAGCTTGAAACTGACCACCTTGACTGTATAAAGGCATATAACTATTCATAAAGTTATAAGCCATGCCGCCTAACCCACCATAAGGATTCATAAACATACCCATAGGATTAAAACCACCCATACCAAACGGCATCATTCCCATGGGTTGTTGATAGAAGTTAGGCATTTGCTGTCCATCACCTGTATTTATCAAATCTTTCTGACCCGGATGAACAGCAGGTTGTAGCGTTCCCGTTC